CGTCGTAAGCGTGTATTTCTTCAATGCCTAAAAGGTCGCGGTGCTGAAACAGGAATTCGACTAGGGCTTTGCGTTGGGCTTTGGTGCCTTTGAGGTCGGTTGCTCGCCACGTCGCGTGGACGGACAGTTGCGGTCCCGATCGCATCGGACGGTTGGCGTAGATGCCGATGTTTTTGACGCCGAACAAGTATTCGCAAAACTCCACGAATCGTTTTGTGCCGGCGCGTGGTGTGGGATGGTTGCCGTCGGTGCTTCCTGTGTACGGTCTAATTGTCATCTTTGTCCCCTTTGTCTTTGAGGCCGTTACTGGCGAGGATGCCAGATAGGGCACCTGTTAGAAACAGCATCATCGGGCTAAGTAGCGACCAGGCTGATTCATCGTTAGGTGACACGTCTAATGGCTGTACAACAAACAGCAGGCCGTAAAGCAGAGCTGCAGTTGAACCTAGAAAAGCAACGGCTAAAGCGATACCGACGATAAGGATGAGTCGTGCTTTGATTTCGGAGTTAGTGAGTCTTTTCATTGGTCGCACCTTGTGGCTGTTGGTTTAGTTTCGCAATTGTCTCGAGTGCGGTCAGAGCATCCAGTAACGACGAACATGAGGACGACGGCGAGAGCTGCGATCACGGCAAGAGTTTTCATGTCAGAGGATGGTTTATGTTGTAAACGCATTGGGTTACCCATGCTTCGTATTCGTCGTCTGTCATTAGGCGTTCGGTGTCGTCTACTTGAATGTAAACGGCGTCTTGTGGGTATAGGGCTTTATATTCTGCTTCGGTCATGTCTAGTTCCTTAATCCATAAACTCGAATTGTTCCACCTGTCATAGTTCCACCACTAGTGGCAAGAATAAAGGATGTGTAACTAGTGGTGTTTCTCAATAATCCGTTTGTCGTACCACCATAAAATGTTGAGTTTGATACAGATGCTCTAACGGTTGTATTTTCAGTAAGAAATGGCGAATTGACTTCAATAAATCCGTTAAGACTTGATGTGCCTGCTTGAGCTACATAGTCAATTTTGGTTGTGTTTGCTTGACCTGCGGCTGTGACGACATTGTTCCACGAAGTGTAAATCATTGAAAAATAATAGCCAGTAACAGTTGAGCCGAATTTTATGTCCAACACATTTCCGTCAAGTGAGTTAACTCCACCTGAGACTGTGATCAAATAGTTGTCATAGTCAGCCGAGAACGCACCTGTCACGGTCACGCTAGAAACAGCGTTACCGATCGTCTGTGTCTTAACAAGCCACAAACCAACAGCGTTCATTTGTGCGGCTGTCAGGACTGCGCCCGAACTGAAATCTGGTGGTGTAGCCATAATGTTTTCTCCTTTACCAGCCGAGTCGACTGGTATCTAAAATTCCTAAACTGGACGAATCAAGTGTAAAAAACGAATAATAGTTGAGTGGACTAAAAAACAATGTAAAAGAAGTTTGCGATGGAGTGATGTTAATTTGCCAACCTTCTCGCACCACTTGAACAGTTGTATCTGAAACGTCACCGGGCACTCGATAAGCGAGCGAATAAATGAGATAAATAGTTTGAAAAAACGTAGATTCAAAATTATCAAGCGCCGTTGAATTTTGCATTTTGTCGGTAAAAGTAATAACAAACCGCAACGATGCAGGGTCAGAAAAAGTGTTTGAAATCCAATCGGCGTTGCCTGTGGCTTGAGTTGTGTTGTAATCAACCGTTGACGAACCATAAAAGGTAGGTCCATACGCTGAAACGGAAGCCGAGTTTGTCTCGGTTACTGGAGACAAACCTAAAGGTGAAATTGTTGCTGTGTTAATAAACGACGATCCGTTTTGGATTCGATCAAAAGAACTGTAAGCAATAACTGTTGAAGATGTTGTACGACCAAACGAAAACGAGGTCACAGCAGAATAAAGGTTGCTTCGAGGCATTGGCGCAATAGTGCTGTTAAAAGGTGCTGAAGTACCAGCGGTAGTGGTAATCACTCCACGTTCTGTTGCGTTAATTAAGTTGATTTGATTGAGGACAGTTCCCGTGTATGTCTGAGCTGAGGCGATTGAATCTCCACCACCTAAAGTTGCTGACACGACAATATCGGTGGGCAAGACGTTGCCTGTGTCAAATTGTTGTAACTGATTTATAGTGTTGGCTTGTGTCAAACCAAAAGCCGTTGCTTGAATTCTGCCTGATCTACCTAAAGCATCTACTGCAAAGATTGTTGCTGTAGATAATCCTGTATTGCCGGGGTGGTCGTTGAAATCTATGTTTTGGACATAAAAGATTTGTTTAAAAGCGGCGCTTGAGTTGTAATTGACCAATATTTTGGTATTAAACGCAAAATTGTTTGCATAGTTTGCGTTGTTGTTTATTGTTATTGCAATTGATCCACCAGCGTAATTGTCTAAGTAACTTTCTCGTCCTTGTTTAATGTTTGCTGAGAGGACGTAACTATTAAAATTAGTTGTTCCGTTAAGTAGGAATGTCCAGTCAGTAGTTGGCATTACATGGCTCGAGTGTTCACGGGCACTGGGCCTGACTGATAAACATACTGCTGGAGGGCTCTGACAATGCTGTTAGGGTCTCCGCCGTTGACATTGACCGTGATATTGGCTCCGCCACCGAAACCGCCGTTTGGTGTGATGTTCCCAGACGACGACGGTGTGAACAGTTCAGGACCACGCTCACCCACAAGATAAGTTCCGCCACCCATGACCGGGCCACCGTTTGCTCGAGTGCCCGAAATGCCTGCAAGGGTTAAAGCATCAAACTCGCTTAGTCCGCCGTACTCGGCACCTCGAGCAAGATACGTTGCGTACTCAAGCGCAGCTGCTGAACCTTGAGTCTTAAACCTAAACAAGATTTCTTTGGATGAGATGCCGTCCATTGTTCCCGATATCCCAGCAAGGACGCCCGCATAACTAGCGAGCTTGGCTTCGTAGTCATCAATGTCTGCTTGAGCACCTGTGCCAAACGCTTTAGCAGCTGCGGCTTCAAGTTCGGCTAGATCGGTTTTGGCGTTGTCGAGTGCAACTTCCCGATCCAATGTTCCGGTCAAATTCTTCCAAGCAGTATCAGCTTTAACGATTGCGACACTGGCGTTACTCGCTGAGGTTGCCAAATTGTCTAATGGTGTTTTAGCGTTTTGGATTGCTGTTTTAAACGCTCCAGCATTGATCCGACCTTCGTCTACAACACCAGCCAACTCGCTTAACTGTTCTTCGGCCTGCGTTCCGTTACCCACAATGTCTTTAAAGAATTCAGTAACGACTGCATCAAATTCTAAAGCCTTAGTTGCTCCGTTAGCCAACATCGTCGTTAATGGAATTAGTCGTTGACCAGACTTAACTTGCAGATCATCAACCGAGTCACCGAGACCATCCATGGCGGCGCGGTACTCTCGAGCCATTCGCAGTTCTTCTTCAGAAATAACCTTTTGTTCTGATACCGCTGTTAGCGACGCGTTGAGATCGTCGGCACCCATTTCAATAAGTTCGGCCATTGATTGCCAGCCCTTGCCAAGTAACTGTGCGGCAACACGGGCTTTTTCTGCTGGGTCCTTAATTTTTTTGAGACGGTCAATAGTGTTTAAGAATGTTTCGTTGACGTCTAGCGAACCGTCACGCAAGTACACAAGGTCTATGCCAAGGTCACGAACCTTGTCAGGGTCTGCACCAATCGTTTTGTTAAGGCGACCGATAGCACCTTCAACGGCATCAATTGGGATACCAATATCGCCAGCCGCTTCGATATAGCGTGACGCGTCCTCAACGGCTAGACCAGTGGCGTCAGCAAATTTGCCCGCTGAGATTGCAAGATTTTGAAACGCTGCCATTCCGTCAAGAACGAACTTGCCGACTGCGGTACCAGCTGCGACAGCAAACGTGGCGGCGTTAGCGGCGACTGCATCCAAAGCGACTTTTGACCCAGCCTTAAATTTGCCTATGCCACCCTCGGCTTGACCGACAGCACTTTTAAAATCATTAAACGCAGCTTTAGCGTTTTTGATGCCCGTATCTTCAAGACTGGTAATGATCGGAATGTTGATTGCCATTAGCGAATCCTTGCCATCTCTTGGTTTGCTCGAAGCACCACGGCCTTGATCGTGGAATCCATTTCTCGTTCAATCATAGACAACGAGTCCGATGCTTTAGCCCACATGAAACGCGACGGCTGACCGGGTAGCGCCCCAGCAAAGTTAGGTCGCTGATACTTAGTTTCACGCTTAGACGACGATCCTCCAGCCTTACCAGCCATGTCTACAATCGCCACAGGCGCGCCCTTAGTCGTAATACGAACAATGTTGACAGGGACACTCATACGAGGCTCGTTGAGGTTCCTGCGGGGCTTACGGCTGTCAATCTTGATGACCGAGTTCTTGCGGTTGCTCCACCCGGTACGACCGTTGTGAGCCATTCCAGACAGCGGAGGTGACGACGGAATCGACTGGTTAATTTCAGCCAACAACGGTTTCAAGATGTTGCGAATGTCTTTGTTCAATTCACGCTTTAAAGCAGGGTTAATTTTGCCGAGTTCTCTCAGCGTTTCGCCCACACCTTTCACCTGAATTGTCATCGCTTGCTCTCGTTCTGTTCAATAATCAACCTGATCATTTCGTCAATGATCTGGGCTGGTGTTTCCATCAGATCCAACGGACTGATGCCTGTACGAACAGCGAGCTGCGCGATCAGGTTTGTGGCTCTTCCTGCGGGCCCTGTTTGGCTTTTGGGAGAAACGTAATGTCCATGACGTTCTCTACCCAAGTGCTAAACAACGGAACCACAATCTTTTTGGTTCGTAACGCATCCCAAGCCAACCATGCGAGAGGCTTGAATTTCATGTCTTCTAAGAAACGGCCCACGGAGAGCGTGGGGTGGTGATCTTCCCACCTGCACGCAACTCCGTAGGTGATCGGTGCTTCGAATGTTTCACCGTCAGCCATTTCTACTTTTAATGTCATGCCAATCATGTCGGGTCCTTTGGTTAGTTGTTGATTACGGGCTGGTGATGTCGCGCACCCAAGTGCCGCCGACATAACTGACGCTTACTTGGCTGAGCTCTCCGACGGTCGTTACGATCGGCGTGAACGAAGCCAACATTGCATTACTGATCGTGTACTCAGGGTTGCTTGGGGACTCGGTAGCGCCTGCTGGTGAGATGACCAGAGTGGTGGTGCCGTCGCCGACCTGATCAAACAGGGTGGCTTCAATTTCGCCTGTTCCGTAGTTCATGAACATCGTCAAGGTGACGTTCACCATTTGGAGACCTGAGACGAAGCGGTGCCCGGTATCGCCGAAGGTCGTGGATTCGAGTGAGTCGTAACCAATCTCAAGGGTGGCGCCACTGGTGTTCTGAGTGACGTCCACTCCACCGATGGTGACGGTTGGACTGGCTAGGTAAACGGTTTTTGTTGTGGGCATGGTTTTTCCTTTATGGGATGCGCTTGGAAGCGATTCTGATAGTTAGGTCGTATGCGGGTAGTTCTTGTGAACCGATTTGAGCGAGCGACGGGTTGCCACTCACAACGGCGATCGCGCTGTTCATGATTGTGTCCACAACGCCAAGAATGTAGTTCGCCGAGTCGCTGTTGCCGGGTGGCGCGCCGAGGATTCGGAGATCAACTGTGATATCTGCGATTTGGTTGTTGAAACAAGTGAACGTCGGTAACTCCACGAACACTGTGAGCGGTCGTGCGTTGCGCGGATCGGTGACAGGCTTGAGTCCCAACGCTGTGAGCGACGCTGACACGGTGTCAACGGTGTCCGTGAAGATGCCTGCCATTTCATGCACACTGCGATCGTTTAATGCCGAGCAACTGGTTCACTCGACCCAAGGTCATCAGCGGTGGTCCTGTCATGTCACCAAACGACGCGTAACTGTCTCCAGTTGTGCCACGTTCCCTGTAACAACCAGCAGCATATAAAGTCGTACCGAGCAGTACGGCCGCATCTGGTGCACTGGTCAAATTATCGTGGTATCCAGCGGAGACCCTGCGACGAAAACACCACGAGTTCGCAGCTGAAACACAAGTAGTGAGAAACGCGGTGTCATTTGCCGTGGCCGACGCGATCCCAAGAAACTCTTGCACAGCTGCGACCGTGGTCCAAGTGCAGGACTGGGTCCAAGTTACTGTTCCAGTCGCTGAAGCTCTTTGATAGTTATCGAAGTTTGATTTGACAAGTAGTTGATTCGTGATGGTGACTTCATTATCAAAAATGAAATCACCTTCAAAACCGACACCAACAAACAGAAAAGTAGGGACAGCCTGAACGATGTAAGTCGCATCAAAATTGTTTCCTACTCCTGCAACAACAATCGTTTGACCGATCGTGATATCTGTGGCCTCAAGGGTCTGAATCACGGCGTAGTCGTCTACACGTTGTGCGTGCGTGACGGTGAATACGGCCATGATTCAGATCCTCTCGAAGTTTCCGTCTATCAGACGAAAGCAGCCTTAATGGCGAGTTCTGGCGAAATGACCTTCGATGCCCAGTAACCACGCACTGCAATCTGCCTGCTGAGTTGTGAGGGGTTTTCCACGGAAATCAAGCCCTTATTCATTTCATATGACTCAAGCGCACGCGGATCAAGGATGGTCATGCCAGCCGAGGTCAAGTTGCGGTCAACGACGACGCGCAAACCGAAAGCAAACGCGCCCTGTGTCGAAGCGACATTGAGCGAACCGTATGCGTTCATTGGGCCCACCTGTGGGAACAACGGACGGTCAGCGGTATCGGACAAACTGCCCATCAATTTCCAGACGTTTGGTGACACAGCGAGCACGGAAGGCAAGTTGCCATTTGAGCCAGTCAAGATGTCAGCGGCTGCGGTGTACATCCACTCAACCCAGTATGCCGGGTCAGCAAGTGATGCGTTTGCAAAGTTGTTGCTGTTGGTGACGCCAGTCTGCAATTCTGAGCAAGCGAGCAAGTCGGTGCGGTCCATGTAGACGCGCATCATGTCATCAAGCAACGGTCCGAGTGCTTCAGGCTGTGTCCAGTCAATTGAGGCTTCGCTGATTTCAACATAGCCACCCTGAATGGTCTTGGTGATTTGAACGTCGTCAATGCCGAAAGTCGATGCAGTGATGGTCGTGTTCTGTGTGGCAGTGCCCACTGAGTTATGGACATTCACTACAGGGCGAATGAAAACTGAGCCTCCCTGCGGCATGGGTCGCAAGGTGGTTGCATCAACGAGAGGACGCGAGCCGACAAACGTGTTCACCACATTTTGAATGATGGGGGTTGGGATCACACCAGGCAGATCAGTTGTAGTCACGTTGGGAGCTGCGGCGCGGATGTTTTCGTTGAGTTGTGCGAAATCGCTTCCGCCACGAACGAATGCTGAGATGTATTCGCTAACGGACGGCAATTTAAATTCGCGCTTGGCGGTTGCATAGATCGGTTGAGTCGCGATTGCGGCTTCAACGCTTGTGGGTTCTGACATGGTTTCATCCTCCTCGGATGGTGTTGTTGGGGTTGTTTCTGTTGGGATTTCTTCTTCGGGTTCGTCGGCCTGAGCCACTAGGTCGCGTATTTCTGCACCGCTAAACGCTGGCACGGCGACCAAAGACAACTCGACTAGCGAAGCACGGGTGACGACGGTGGCTTTAAGTTCTTTGTCGTAGTACGACTCTTGGACTTCGGCACCAACTGAGACTGCATCGTAAGCACCCGAGCGGATGAGTTCTACGGCATCCGCGCTGGCTCTCGTTTTTGCGAAGGTCGCGGTAAAGCCCAAGCCCTCTTCAAAATCTGCCAAAGCGTTAACGGTGCCACGCAACTGCGTAAGGTCGTGCCCTTCTATGAGCTTTGCGGCTTTTTGATTGACATCAAAAGCGCCTCGCTCAAATGCCACACGCTGTCCGCCTAAAACGGTCGCGGTAACTGGAGCCCACGGAACCGCAATGCCAGATATTGACGCTGGTGCGTCTTCTTCTGATTTTGCGAAATCAACTGTGGGTAGATCGGCTGTAAGTCGAATCATGCCATTTCCTCTGATCTGCGTTCTTCTGCTGACGGTTCGTAAGCAACGCTTGCTAAATCGTTCTCTGCTAAATAGTCGTCAATGTCAAATTCGACATAACGGCCACGGGGCAAAATGTTGTTCATTGACAAGGTTTGTTCAATGCAATCCAAATATTGTTTTGCGCCGAACAAGTAAAGGTCCTGTCGTGCCGACTGTGCGTTTTGGTACGTGTAGCCCTGTACGCCGATGCCCAAAAGGTATGCGGGGATTCCAGTGGCCCGAGACAATTCAAGTGCTTGGAATTGACGCGACTCAATCAGTTGCAACTTGTTCGGGTCACTGGAGAACTCTTTAAAAGTCACGACGCTGTTAAGTGCGCCAATTGCACCAACTTGTCGAGCGTTACGCCAAGCAGCTGCAAGTTCTGAAAGATCTTCGGCTGACATTGGTTCGGATGCGTCTGTTTGCTGAAGCCACCCGGCAGCAATCTCATTGACAGCAAAACGATCCGATGCCTGTTGCAGTTTGATCGCTGTAGCAATTGCGCGGTTGCCCGTATAGAGCAGACCTTGCGACGGTGCCAAGAATTGGATGACGTCATCAGTGTTGAGTTGGACGCCGTTAAACATGATGTCATTGGACGGTCCGAAACGCTGGGCGGTCTGCTGGTCGCCCAGACTGACCATTGCGGCGGGTAGCCATTCAAACGAAAGCGGACGGCCAGTAGCGGACGACCGTGAGGTGACATACCAAAAGCCCTGACCCCAAAGAATGAGATCGGTTACAAGCTGAGAAAAAATGAAGTTTCGAGTCACGCGAGGATCGGGCTGATCCATCCATGATTCGTTCTCTAAATAGATTTCTTCATAATCTTCACCAGTCCATTGGGTGGTGTAATGCTTAAGTTCCAAGCAGCCGACCATTGACGCGATCATCTGAATTGAACGCGAAATGGTCGGCACAGACAAAGCGAGTCGTTGCAACTCCCCGACAGAGTACGCGTAAAAGTCGCCGATCTGCGCAGCTGAACCAGCCGCTGCCTGAACGGGAGCAGACGCAAACGCGGGGGTCGCATTAACTTTCTTGCTACCGAAAAGAGCCATCGCTTCCGAGTCTCTCACAGATATTTCTTGTATGTAAGTACCCCTACCCGAAAGCAAAAGCGGCTTTGTTGGACCGCACTGGTTTGGACGCAAGCATGATTCCCCACACGGCACAACGCGCCAACTCAATCGGACCGGGTGACTTCTGCGAACTGAGCACAATTGACCCGCCCGTTTTGACGGCCACGGCTCGAGCAAGATGTTCGGCCAGTGCGATATCGCCAGTGTGGTTGACGCGATCCTCAACGATCATGGCGCGACAAGCTGCAGTCCATTTGAGCAACTCGGCGTAGCCGACGATTTGCATACGACGACGCAAGTCTGGCGGACAGTGAATTTCTAGTGATGGGGTGACCGCAAGTTTCACGGTTTGGTCGTGCATGATCCGCACAACTTCCTCCCACATTTGTGCAGCTGACTCGACAACGAACGCGACCGAGACTATGACGCGACCGTCGTCAAAAGCGGTTGAGATTCCGACGTACCGAGAGTCGTCAACCGATGAGTCAATGGTGAGCCACTGGGTCGGTGGTGCTGGTCGGTCGGATTTGCGGTCGTTCCATAGGTTGATCGGCAAATAAGAGTTTGTCGAATCCACCCACAGATTGAGATGGCCACGGATGAACGCTTGACGGTTCGGTGAGTCGTAAGCCAACTCCAAAGCCTTGGCTGTGATCGTCGTTCCTAACGCTGGGTTTGCCCATCCCCAATATGACCGATCTTCAAGACTCACACCGGGCGGAAGTGACCACTCAGCGAAATAGAGCGCCGTAGGTTGACCTGAGTCAATTGCTGAGATGCCCTGTTCTCTAAGTTGCAAAAGCACTGTTGAACCTTGGTCGCCGGCGGTGCTAAATAGCATCATCATCGGATTTCTGACGGCGACTTGACTCGGTCTGAGCGCAGTAAATACCACCTCAGGACTGATATCCCAAACTTCGTCCACCAGCAAAACTGATGCCGTTAATCCGTGCGCGTGAGCTGACGCAGCAACAACCGAGATACTCGAGCCGTCAGGGAAGTTGATCCGCTCGTCACCATTCTGCCAACGAACCTTGCACTCAAACTTCTCGTCAAGGTCGCGAACAACATCACGGAACAAGGCCATGCTCCGACGCTTTTGGTTGGCCACAATCACAATCGTCTGAGGCTCGCGACGTGCAGCTGCATACTCGGTAGCCATAAACCCAGCCACCGCCCTCATGACCAAACTTTTTCCATTTTGTCTAGCCGTGGATACACACGCTTCACGGAATACGAAGTCGCCGTCAGCATCCACAGTCAACGCGTCGTTCACAATCCGCTGTTGCCACTCCATCAGATCAATATTGAGCACGCGTTTCGCCCACGCAGTCAGGGCAGGACCAAAACTCTCACCGGGTGGAACAGGCGTCACCAACCTCGGCTCGATACGACCAGATATGACTGAACCACCGCTGGTTCGGGCTGGTTCCTGCTGGTTCAGGCTAGTTGAGGGTATTTCAGAAG